ACTTTGCGACACTATAGAAACACTATTTGTTCCAACACTGCTTCCGACCTGATCATTGGATCTATATGCAATAGTTAAAGTTGTATTAGAGGGAGAAATTCCGAGTTTATTGGTTGATATCAGTTTTGTTGGGTCAAAAGAGTTTTCTGATATTGTTCTTTTACCGTGTAAGTTCAAAGCTATTTTAGAAGGATCGGTTAACCCAGTAGCGTCTTCACCCTCAGAGCCGAAACCAAACTGAATGTATGTTCCTTCGTCATCTCTTTGTGTAACAAATCTTCTAGTAGCTACAAATGGTTTAATTATTGATCTCACTCCGTCTGCTATAGCATTTTGGTTTGTTGTTTCTATAAAGATTACTTCTTGTGCTAGGTTATCGACTTCATAATATTGATTACCCTCAGAATCAAATACACTTTGCACTTCGCTTATTGTTGAGTCGCCGATTCTAATTCTCTTGAATCTTTCAAAAACAGATTCCACTTCCACTTCAGTTGAAAATATCAATCCAGATTGTATCATACCATTTGCCTTTACTGCAAAAAAGGTAGTGGCTCCTGTTGTTTCATTAAATCGGGCAGCTACAAATTCATTTTTAGCATCATTAAATACTATATCTTCTGTTAAAGCAAAATTCACACCATTGCCTGTTGAAAAAACCGAACCTCTTTTCAAAGTTGGTAAAAAAGTTAAATCTGGTGCGGTTCCTTCGGCGTTTGCTGGGCATAGCACATATGCTGTGATGACTCCATATGACGAGGGTATCCCTGTATAGTTGTACCCTAAAGCTCTTGCGTGTTTTCTAACATTATCAAATTCTATAGCCGTGTCTAAAAAACTTTCATTTACACTGTAATCTACATAATAAGATAAAACATCACCAACATATGCAACACTATCTAAAATCATTGACCCAAAAGAAGCATCCGTAAAGTCTTTATAAGACTCAGGATAATACCTTTTAGCATAGTCCACCAGATCTTGTTTTATCGAGGCAAACTCTCTACTGGTGTAGTTTATATTAATATTTTTACTTTTCGGCATTAATGTGGAACTCCGTAATTCACAATAAATAGATTTCTAGTTAAATATTTGTTATATCTAAGTCAATAGAATCCACAATTTGTGCAAATTCAATTTCATAGTTCAATTTAATGTTTATGCTTATGTCATCTATTGGTCTAATAGACAGTCTTATAATTGTTATGTAAGGTGCATATGTGGCTATTTGTTCTACTATTCTTTGTTGTGCATCATTTATTAACTCAAAAGAACCTTGTTCAAACAACAAATTCATAATACCAACGCCAAAATCAGGTATCATTATTCTTTCACCAGGGTTTGTTAAAATGATGTTTTTTAGATTAAATCTCACCGTTTCTTGAAGATCTGCTAGTTTATACCCTGCATTATCTTCGGTGATTTCTAATGGAAACGATACACCTGGTGTTTCTTTTGGCATTTATTTATCCTCTATCTTTTTATATTAAATAATCCACCGAACTGATTTTGACACTCTTTGCCTTCTTTATCTGTTGGTTTATTTGGTTTTATTCTTCTTCTGGTCAACCAAGATACTTCCTCGGTGAGTGCTGTAGCGGCATATGACTTTGCAAGGGCTTTTTGTGCTACTAATGATAATTCATCAATTTCTTCTTCTTCGTTTGGAGGGTCAAAATCATTTCTTTTATAATTTGATACAAAAATCTTTCTACACTCACTTCTTGAATCATTGAAAAAGTCCGAACGATCGTCTGCGTCTGGTAAATCAATATCACCTCCAAACAAATCAGCAAATACAGATATATCTGGTTCTCTTCGTTCTCCTTGTCCTAAGCCAATCGATGGAACGAAATTTAAATCAGAATAACAAGCAAGGGCTGATCCTATTTTTTTAACATTCAATATCTTGTTAAGAATTAAATTATACTCTTCAGATTGTGCAAGTCCATCGATAAAACATTTTAGATCTTGATTGAAATCTTCTGTTGCTGTTTTTAACGAAGATAGTTTTACATCAATAATATCCTTTTCATATGTTGCAAGGGGGAAATGCAAACATCGACCAACACTTGGCATATTGATAGCAAAAGTTCTTTCTTGTTTTGATTTCTCCATTATTTCTGATAAATCTGATCTTGTTAATAAATTAATATTATTTATGAGTTCTTCTGGTGCTATATAAACAAGCCTGACTCCAAACTTGATTCCAATTGATCCAGTATAACCCTCTTCGACTTCAGAAGAAATTTTAGCATCGCCAAACCAATCAGAAATATTAACATCGTCCGGTATTTCCTGTGTATTTAGGAAATCAATAAATTCTTGTATATTTTGGATCCCAGAAGGAAGATTATCTGGTCTTGAAACAGCGGTTGCTTCAGCAATTTGTCCCGGTGTTTGCGCAACTGTTAAGCCCAATATACTTGTGGATTCTGGTATTTTTGGAACAGCCCTTAAATATTTTTCCAAATAAAGTCCACCCGATTGTTTGATGTTTTGTTTTTCTTGAGAGGATAAAGAATTCTCAAGAAGTCGGTTGACTCCATCATCTTGGGCACAATGATTTATGGTTCCATAATATTCTGTTGAAGATTGTGTAGTTTGATCTATACCAGAAGTCCCACCAATGGGAACCTCAACATCGTATATACCGGCTCTAATATTATTTCCATAAAGTACTTTAGAACCTCCGATAAAGAATTTATTAATGTCATAAATCAAAGGTCTTGGGTTTAATTCGGAAGCCAATTTTGTAGAGTAAAACTGAACCTGTTCTCTGATTAGTCTCTTCAAAAACACTTTACAAGACTCTTCGTTCTCTGCTATTGTTGCTATTTTTGCAGAAAAGTTCATTTGTGCTTGGGTCCAAAATCTAAATCCACCGCCAAACATTATTGTTATTTTGTCTTGCTCGTCTCCAAAGTCATCGGCAATTGTTTGAAAAAAGCCAGTTTTAAGAGTTTTATTCCAATCTTTTGTGTTTCTAGAGATTAAATAGCCGCCAACTGCTGGGTATGCATATACATCGTCAAAGTCATTTCTAGCAGCATTTAAAAACTCTGATACATTTTGAGGGGGAGGAGAAATCTGTATTTTAAAAGCATTATCAAATAAAGCACCGGTATCTCTTGAGGGCTTCACATATGCTATCTGAGCATTGTTTATTGTTTCCATTGCTACTTCTGTTTCCGCATCAACAGTCATTTCTCCAAGTTTTATTTTTCTATTATAAACTTGAGCACATTGTTCTAAAAATAATAGCCAGTATGTGTAACCTTCATAAGTTGAAGCAAAGAAACTTCTTTCATTTGATAAACCTTGCTCCATTTTAGAAACTATGTATTCATAAATTAATTCTTCATAATTGTTATTATTTAAAGCCAAATTGCCATGAATCCCAAAAGAATTAATAATAAAATGTGTTAAATATACTCTTATTGTTGCAGTGATTGATTGTTCCAATGCAGCGAGAGTTGCTGGTGAGGCTATTTTTTCAAAAGGTATTTCATCAACACATTCAGGAGATTGTGATAACTTTTCACTTGGCTTTATCTTATCTTCTTTTGTAGCCATTTCGTTTTCCAATTGTTCTAATTGAAGAAAATTAGTAGCCCTTGGATTGCAGCCATCAATATTTGGGACTAATATTTTACTAAAAGCAAGCCACCCACGGGGTAAGTCGGGCTCTATATAAATGTTTGGTGTCTCATAGGTTCCTCCGTGCTTTAAGGGATCTAAGAATTTAACTCTTGGGTTGTTCGTTAAACTTCTTCCCAAGACGGCTTCGTCTTCGTCATATGTATAATCTGTCGCACCAGGGAGAGGATTTACATAAGTTAAATCGTCAACTGTTATGAGTTTCTGGTCTGAGCCGCCGTGAACAAATCCATTTGAAATGTTTCCATTTTCATCGCTCAAAATACTGTTTTTAAAATCACCAAATAATATGTTATTAATATTTCTAACAATATTTCCTATTTCTTCTATTGGAAGATCAAGAGTATCAGAAATAACTGTAAGTTTAGATTCCAAGTAATTTTTAAGAATATAGTTTTTATAATTATTGCTCAAGTTACCTGGTGTGGGGTCATAAGATAGTTCTGTGTTTGATGGGACAAACTCACTTATAAACTGTGTTTCGCTGGGTGTGTTTATATTTTCAACAATAATATCTTTCATTGGAGGAACAGTATAAGTGCCTTGTCCCATAGAAAAACTATAATTAAAATTATTATTGTGATATTGTTGTCCTTGAACTTCAACAGGGTAAGAATCTTCTAAAATAAGTTTTGTGATATATCTATCTGAATACTGTAATCCATTCTCATAATCAAGAAATACTTTTAAATCCTGACCGTAAAACAAATTGGAATTAAGGAGTTTAGCTCTCATTTGAGCACCAACAGTTTCTGGGAAGGGTGCCTCATTATCAAAAAGACCAATAACACAAAGTAATCTGAAAAATAAGTTGTTTCTTACTCTCATATGTTTAGCATAATTGTATCCAATTGAATCTGCTGTTATCATCAATAAGATTCCAATTGAATCAGTAAATTCAAAAGGGTTCTCTTCTACTGTATCGTCAATGAAAGCCTTTTGAAGACGAGCGAAAGCACCTTTTGCTAGTTGTTCTTTTTGTTTTTCTAATTCTTCTGGTGTCTTCAATAAAGACTTGTCAACTGAACAATCGGGATCAGGAGGGGCAAACAAGTTGTCTATTTCGTCTTGTAGAATACCCTCTGGTCCTTTTGCAAGTATATCTGCGAGATCTGCTAAATCGGATCTTGCTCGGTCTCTTTGATTATCAACAAAATCATTAGCAATATTTGGATCCCCAATTTGATTAGCATAAATTACTTTCAAATTATTATAGTATTCTTTTGCTTGGTCATTTGTCAAACAAATGCTTGGATCTAATGGAAAGAATTGTTGCGGATCAGCAGCGATTGCAGCGGCTCTTTCTCTTTGTTCTTCTGATAGATAGTTACCGGCTGATTGCAGCACACTATCTAAGCCATTTGAGGTTCCAAGCGTTGAGGCATAGTCTGGGTGTACTATCCCTATTGTTCTTGATACGTTTTCAAGAAAGTTTGGATCCGCTTGTCCCGTCATTGCTTTTAAATAATCTTGTTCTGATCCAAGAGTGGATAGTGTTTCAAGAACTTCTTTTGGTGTTGTTGTTCCTCTCTTTGGGGCACCACTTAAAGAAAACAATTTATCTACACTTTTATCTTTCTCGTCGCTATCTAATTGGTCTCCACAAACAGCATCAGAAAGTATCTCTGTGATTGAGCGATCAAATCTTCCACCACTTCGAGAGGCAAAATATAAATCTTGTGTAAGTTCGCTAGAAAAAGTTAATGCTTCACAGATTCCCGCTTCAAGTGCTTGTATCGATTTTAACATCAAAGCGGAAACAATTTGAGAAGTTGTTTTTTTGAACGCAAACATAAATGCGTCTTTAAAACTTCCCCAAACATCATACAAATCAGGGAGTTGTTTTAATTGCGGTAAAGAAAACGGTCTTGTTTTTCCTTTGCCGCAAGCACCAAGTGTAAATGTTCCCAAAAACTCGTCTATTGGAGGATAAGCGAAAGAATATTTTGGACAATCAAAAGAAGCAAAAAACTCTCCAACAATAGAAGCACCTGGTAGTTTTTCTAATCCAGTTAAAATTTCTTGAACTGAGGCATTTTCAATAATGGCGTTTCCATATGCTCTCATCAATTCCTTCTGGACATTTCCAACGGCTCTACCGTAAGTTCCTTGTCTTACTTTATCCCCTTCTTGAATGGAGGCATAATCTAGTTTTTGCTTTTCCTTGTCTATAATCTTTTGTTGCTCTTCGGGTGTTTTATCAGCAAAACCAATCGTATCAGAATTCGTTTTGAGTTCTTCTAAAGCCCTGTCTTCTGATTCGGCTAACT